CGTTTGTTTTATTACATGAGGAAGGTTCGGTCTTTCGAGAATTTGGCTTCTATGATGATCGTTTCCATACAGGGCGATCGTGTGAAGTGTTCGTGCGTCGAGATCGTGATCTTGAATGAGGGCAGAACGATGCTGATCATTTCCGCGTCTTGCTATGGTGTATTTCGTCTCATGATCGAGTGTGTGATTTCTTAGGAGTTCGCTTTTGTGGGCGTCATTCCCCGAGAACGCAATCCAATACTTCACTTCATGTAGTTTCGAGATATCATGATTCATCAGAAGTTCGGAATAATGTTCATGGGTTCCTTCACGTGCGATCCGAAATTTTGCCAAGTCTTTCATTTCGTGCTGTTGTAGAAGTTTGGTCGTGACCTTCGGAATTTTTCTTTGAATGACCGCCATGATCGATCTGTCCGAAAGGTAATTTTTCTTCATCCAATCCATCCAGTTCTCTTAGGCATCTCAAACTCGGCATCTATGATCCACGAATCGCCACCACGGACTTCCACCTTCTTTTGCGGAGTTCCATCGACGAAGAAGGCAAGAGGACCAGCAACGGACTGCATCTGTTCGGACTTGATCTCGCGAATACGAGCAAGGGTCGAGATGTCCGTGAGGTCTTTGAAATATGGCTGGTCAGAGAGCCATGCGAAGAGCACGAGCGGCATCACGAGGTCATCATGGCATCCGGGCTCTGCCTCATACGACACGCCCTTCTTGGAGAACGTGGAGAGTTCTTCGATCGTATTGAAGTCCTGGATGTAAAGCTGGTTCTGTTCGACCAACAGTTTGAGGATCGAACAGCCGATGTTCTTGACGGGCTTCGTTGTCCGGATACCACGATCGGCATTCGGCGTGAGACCAAATCCGGTTACGATCTGCTTTCCGAGGCGTCCCCGATTCTCCGTGTTCAGCATGTTCTCGTATTCGTAATCATGGAAGAGGAGTTCGGCGACCTGCTGTCCGATGTCATTGATCTCGATGAGGACGAACGCCTCATTGTACGATCGTCCGATACGGTTGATGATCTCGGAGAAGTCAGACGGAACGACGAAATTCGATCGGTACGTGAGGACTTGCTGGTACGGCATCTTCGTTATGTCGATGACCTGGATCGTCGAGTAATCGAGACCCTTTCCACGAGACACGTCAACGATCGCGATGTAGATATGATCTTTCTGAGGGGCGACGTACTGAAGAACATCGAGTTCTTCGAAGATCGGCGTGGAGTGCATCAGTTCTTGCAATTTCCAGCCCGCAATGAGAGTTCCCGACGAACCGAGGAATTCAATGTTGAACTCTTGGTTGAACTTCTGGAGATCATTGTTGAGAGCCTGGAGTGTCGTTTCCTTCCACTTTTCGTCGCGACCAGGAACACGATGCCACGGGATTTCCCTGACATTGAAACCATTCCAGTCAGGCGTATCCACCTTCTTGCCGAGTTGGATCGTCTTGTAGAAATGATTGAGCCCCTTGGGCGTCGATGTCTGGATGACTTTGGTCGACTTACCAGACGAAATGGTCGGGAACACGGAGGCATAGAATTCATCGTAGTTCTCGACGAAGGCAACCTCGTCCATATAGATCAGTGCGAAGGAGTGACCACGAACGTTGTCCGATGAGGTAGCGGCAGCGATGACGAGAGACCCGTTTTCAAGAACGAAGGAACCCTTGTTGAATTCGACGACACCATGGGTCAGCCACTTCGGAAGATGCTGGTACGCAAGCTGGATACGTCCGAGGATTTCACGTGCCGTATCGCCCTTGTTGGCGAGGATACCGACTTCCTTGTTCTTGTTGAAGATGATGTACCAGAGGATGAAAGCACAGACGGTAATCGACTTTCCGGACTGGCGAGCCATGCAGAACGCATTGAAGCGATTGTCCCGCATGTCATACAACATGTCTTTCTGGTAATCGTACAGATTGAAGTTGATGAGACCATGATCGACGTGGACGATCTTCATGTACGTTTCCGTGAAGTACACGGGATCATCCATGCACTTCATGATCTCTTGTGCGAGATCAGGAGACCACTCTATCTCCTGATTGGCTTTCTTGAGGTTTGGATTCCCCTTGTAATGTTCCACGGGTTATTTCTCGGGGAAGAACTTCTTGTGATCCGGATGGTTCTCATCGACGATCGCATCGACTTCATCTTCCGAACCATGCTGGATGATGAAGGAATGAAGGGGCTTGAAGGTATTAAGCGAGGGATGCCGAGCCCGTAGACCATTGAACTCTTCGGGGGGAACGGGTTGATCCTTCTCATTCATCAACTGACTTGACTCCTCGTGGGACTGATACTTCCGTCCCTCGGGCGTCTGGATCACGTGGATCGGACCATCCTTGTTGTAGTGATCGAACATGTTGTGTTCATATCTCCGATCCTCTCCGAGTTCGGGCTTATCGGAAGCCGTGCACCACATCGTTCCCTTTCCATACAGACACGCTGCTTCCTTGGTCTTGATATGGTGGACCGTGAGACCTTTGCTGTCCTGATGGACGAGATCGGCACCTTCTGTCTTCGTCACGCGTTCCCGCTCGCCTTTCGAGGCAAACGTTCCAGCATGGGGAGCAACGGCATCTTCGACATCCGAAAGACCCTTGTACTGGTTCAGGTCTTTTTTATCGAGACGCCCCTTGTACTTTGCGAACTCGGAAAGGGCAGAATGGATTCGAGGTGCGTCTTCCTGACGGAAATTGCCCGAGCGGTATCGGTTCAGAATCCACTGGGTATTCGACTTGTTTGGCGTCGGATCAGCATGGGTTGCGAAGTGATCGACGATCGCATCCGTATCACGATGTTGTGCGTGAGTATCGAACGACGTATCGAAATACTTCGATTGGTTCTTCTCCTCGTGCTTCTTGATCATGTCCTTGATCCCGGCTATCCGGTTCTCGACGAGTAGTAGAAAATCCTTGAATGAGAACATTGCTTATCCTTACCCTTTTTTTGAATTGATCATGTCGATGAGATCGGTCGTCGAACACACGAGGATGTTGTTCGTTGCTCCTTTACCTGGAGGAGAATCGTCCTCCTTCATGGAGGCATTCAGCTTCTTGATCTCCATCATTTCTCTTTGTGCCGTGATCATCGTCTTCAGCATTTCCGTCAGTGCCTCGTAATACCGAGCCGACTGGGTTTGGAGGGCAAGAGACTTCAGATCGGAGATCGCATCGCCGCCTTCCTTCATGAGTTCGATGAGGTTCATTCGTGCGATCTCGTATTCCCGATCACTTGGATCAGTGATCTCTTCCAGCTTATCGCGGATGACCGATGGAACACGAACGTAGTCCGGTTCAACATCGAGAACTTCGGCGAGTGCATCAAATTTCTTATCGTCGGACATTCATATCTCCAAAACAGTTTGTTGTATTTATCACACGAAGGTAATTGGACCCGACGAGAACGTTTCGATGAAGCCGAAATCATCATCCACGTAGATCGTATTGGCATCGACCGTGATGGCGGCATTCGATGTTGGGTTTCCGTTGGCATCGAGACCAGGAGAGACTTGGATGGTCTGGAGGATGTCGGAATTGGCGACGGCAGCCGACGTATCAGTTCCCACGGGCGGAACGATGAATCTCTCGAATGCGAACTTGATGATGGGCTTCGATTTGATGGGTCCGAAGAAGTAGGTCTTCATCGTGAACGTGAGTGTCCACACGAGAACGCGACGATCGATGAAGTTTCCATCATACTTGTCTTCGAGGGTGACGCCGGAGAGAACGATGGGGATGTCGAGGGTCACGTCCATCTCGGGAATGATGTTGATCGAGAGCGTCCAGTCAGGCGTGAAGAACGGGAGAATCTGTTCGATGATCTTGTTGCCGTCTTCGATGTTGTTGGCATACACATACAGATTGTACGTGAGATCATACGGAACGGGGATGTACTGCCGTTTGAGTTTGTTGGGTTGTGTCTCGTCCTTCATGACATACTTCGTGAGATGCGAGAGCTTTCGCGTTCCGTCATACGAGAAGGGAGGGATGAGTTCGAATGCCATTCGAGGAAGTGTGATTGCCATTTCCTTCGTGGCATCAGGATCGGCGGCAGCGCGCAGAAGAAGTTTATCCTTGGGTGCGTAGGTCAGAGGAACACGAACGATCTGGGCAATCGAGCCATCATCACCAAAACGATGGAAGTAAATCTCGTTGAAGAGCGTGCCGAATGCGGCAGTCATTTTCCTAAGAGTGGAGAAGTAGAAGACTTCGTGTTTGAGCATTAGTAGTCCTTTTCAGCATACGGATTCTTCTCCGAGAAGTCGATGATTTCGAGTGTCGTGACTTCATCTTGGATGAATACGTTGTCGTCCCCGATATCGAGATCAAGAACATCTTGGTATCCCGAAGAGACGATGAGGTTTCCATTGTGATCGACGAGGTACGACCCATCGTGACCAAGGATGCCGAAGTCGAGGATGTTCTGCGTATGACGCTTCTGGAACGAATCGATCTCTGCGATGCCCGTCATGAAACGTTCGGATGAATACTCGAAGTTCTCGCATGTCATATCGTACATTTGGAGATTTCCGAGTTGGTAGAAGAATGGCTTGTTGTCGGAGAACATGATCTGGAACAGCTTCCGGTTCATGGGGAAGTAGATGAGGTCTTTTTCACGAGGGGCAATGAACTCTTCCTTTGATGCGATTTCGAGTTCGAACCTCCGACGCGCAACCGTGAAGATGACCTGATCGCGTATCTCGATATCGAACTTCGACATGAAGACGCGATCACCCGAGAACCCATCGACGGACTTGATATACAGTTCGATCGGATATGCCGTGTCGAAGTATGCCTGATCGTCCGAGTAGGTGAGTTGATCGAGATTGCCGAACCTGCGAGGGAGGTAGATCATCTCCTGCCCATAGATTTTTATCGTCTCAATGACGAGATTTTCGAGAAGTTCTTGTTCTGATGTTCGTGTCTCGTTATTGAAGAAAGTGTTTTTCATACTAGGCAACTATGTCGATGACTGGGATGCTCCAAGAATTCAGCATTTCCTCATGGAGTTCCGTGATTTCTTCGACAGCTTCATCGAAGATGACCTGTCCATTGAATTGGACACCACCGGGAAGCATGACACCCGAGAACTTCTTGAGGTTCGTCCCCCACTGTCTCTTCATGAGTGCGGTTGCGTACCGAATGAGGAAACGATCTTTCCAGACATCCGTATAGGTTTCTGGATCGAGGACATTGTATGCTTCAAAAACGATGTACTCTCCCACCTTCATGCGGGATTTCATCTTGTCGATATACAGCTTGTTTCCGTGCTTGTTGTATCGGAACGGAGTTCGTCCGACGAGAACTTCATGGAAAAGCTGGAGGTGCTGCATCGCCATATACCACGGTGCAAGCTGGGAATTGACGAGGGTATAGATGTTGTTCAGTGCCAACTGATAGTCGACCGAGAACATGTCCTGGGAAGCCGTGAAGTACGAGAACGGGAAGACGCGACCAACGCCGATGATGTTGTCGGGAATCTCAATGTATCCCCCAAGGTGCGCTGAAATAGCTCCACCAGAACCCGTGGTCGTGTTGATCGTAACGGTCGGAGGATTTGCGTACTTGTCCCCGTTCGTGAGGAGATTGACCGAGGCAATCGATCCGTTCGCATGGGTGACGAGGTTGGCTGTCGCCGGATCACCCGAACCACCCGTGAAGGTTATCGTGTCCGTGTTGGAGTACAGAGTTCCTGGGGCATCGAGCGTGAGGTGATGGACGGCATCAGAGTACACATTTGCTGCGATCTGATACTTGTAGAATATCTTCTCAGTTCCGTCGAAGTGGTATTCGGCAAAATACGAAAGAGCATAATCGATGGCATCTTCGATCTGTTCGTCTGCCATATTGATGTCGAGGACAGGCTTGCCGAGTTGACGAAGGCAATATTCTTTGAATTCATCGCGTGAGGACGGTAATGCCATGGGAACTCCTTAGTATTTTGTATATACTTAGGAATTCAATACACGTTCGAAACTAGAGATATGATGTTGGGTGTAATGGTGATCGGGATATTTCTCTTTTATTTTCCTTAGAACATGGAGTTCGTTTTCATCGTCATATGATAGTTTCGAATGTCCTCGTTTTGTCGCATTTCCTCCACGGTAAATGAAGAGATGGTTCAATCTCGCCATCGCTCCCTTTGCAATCTGATGAGTTGCGTCATCATCGAGATTTGTATAGTTGTCGATGATCCTATGTCTCATCTCGGGGGTCGTATTCTTTCTCCCTATTTGCCCGAGAGTGAGTGGATCAAGAGTATGTCCATGATGATGAAGGAGAAGAGAATGAGTATGATCGGTTCCGTAGTAAACGAGATCATCTTTCACGTCTGCTGAAATGTTAGGCATTTTTGCGATAGCATTTCTATGTTCATCGGACCCTTCTAGGGTCAGAGTTCTCAACGCCTTTTCATGATCCAGCGATCCATCTTCGAGTGCTTTGTTCAGATGTCTAGGATTTCCTGTTGCCGAATATCTATGGACAAGTGCCAGTTGAGAACTTGGAGAAAGATGGCTCATTTGTCCAATCCATCCGATTTTGGAAGATCGATATTGTATCTCATGGAATGTGCCGTAAGACGACCGAGATTCGAATAATGTTCTTTCATGTTCTTCGCGAGAACAGAGAACACCTTCTTTACGCGTTCTGGACCAATAAACATCGCATGATTTGTTAATCTCTGACCAGCCATGTAATTGATTTTCTTGGGGTCGACTGTCAGGATTTTTTCGTGATGTTCGTGGAATGACGACAGATATTGAATACCGATGGGAGTTAATTGATTGAACAGACGCGGGGTATTCACTATTTTATTTCGGTGACTTTCTTCTCCGTGAGCAACAATTTTATCTGTTGTTTCCGGACCCGCCTTGTCTGAATCTAGTATTCTGTGTTTTTGCTCATATGAAAAGTGAGCCACATGTGGTGCCAAGATAGAGTCATGGATTTGACCACCTTCGAAATTCTGTATCAGTTTTTCCTTCGCATCCTTTTTCCGCCGATCGTAGTGATCGGCAAGTCTTCTGAAGATTAATGCTTTCTGTGATGCTCGGGAAAGATTGCTCATTTCGTTCGTCTCGCTGGGATGATTGCTACGTCCTTGTTGTCACCCCACAAGTTTTTCCGCTCTTCCGGAAGCTCGTAATCAATTGCCTCGATACGGAAGGGGAGCCATCCCGTCATCCACTCGATAGCCGTAGCCATGAAAGGGATATGATCGGAATACGCATTGTCACATGATCTCTTAAATTTTTCACCTTGGAGGAACATGCACGATCCTTTGCAGAGTTGGAGAACAGGACAATTCGAGCATTCCTCACGAAACTTCCAGTGAGTTGCCGTTCGCAGCTTAACTTTACTTAGGTTAGAGACATGTCCGATCATGTGCTGCCGTCCGTTCGGAGCCGTCGAGACTGCCGAAACGTTCTGACACGTGAGGACGTTCCCTCGAAGATCGACGGCAATCTGATCTTCCCTGTCCATCCCACACTTCTGTCCAAGGGATTCGGAAGGTCTGCGGTGCGTGATGGATTCGATCCATTCGTTGATTCTCTTGGGTGTAATGTTGAAATGATCGATCTTCTTCTCGCGGATTTGATGGACTGTCATTCTCCGGAACGCGAGATGTTCGGCATGGCTCTTGAGAGAGTTCGCATCCCCGCCTTCATCATACGTGTCGATGAAACCGCCTTCCCCGATCGTGAATTTCTCGTGTCCAAAGAGTTCCTTGAAGAAGTTCTCGATGGCTTCGCGATCCATGTTCTCGCGATGAACCATGGCATTGAAGGACACCTTTCCAGGACGACGTTCGAAGAGGGAGAGAATGATTTTCCGCTGTTCCGGGTCTTCGAGCGGATCAGGTCCACGAACGACTTGACCAGGACCATCATGCGAGATGCCGACGATGAAGTCGAGTTCATCGATCCAATCAATGATTTCTTCCGTGAGGATTGATCCATTCGTGATGACGAGAAGTTCGGACTTCGGAAACTTTTCTCTGAGTCTTCGAGCAAGAGGGTTCAGCGTCTTCCAATACACGAAGGGTTCGCCGCCCCAGAATTCGATCCTCTTGGGGACTGTAGTGAGCCATGAGTCAAGAGAGTTCATGAACTTGTCGACTGCCGTAGGATTCGTCTCTGGGGCATGGGGGACGA